TTTGTATATTCTTCGGCTAAGCGAGTATAAACCTGTTGTCTTAATTTTCCTAAAGCAATCATATTACAATGTGTTTACTAATAAATATCTTAAAGTTTGTATTAATTACTCTCCTAAGATATTTTTAAGCTTTTTTTCTAACTCAGTAGTCACTTCTTGACCCTTCATTAGATTTAATTTTTTAGGGACACCAAAGTCCTTAGTTTCTAATATAATGGATAAATCTTCTTCGGTATTACTCTCACCTAATTCTCCACCGTCAGTATCCATTGGTATATCGTCAGAAGGTTCTTCCGTTGCTGGGGAATCCATACCTGTGTCTCCCATACCTCCCATATCAGAACCATCATCCACATCACCTGTAGGTTCAGGAGCATCAGGGTCTCCGTATAATTCATCTATATTTGTAAAGACACCTGTTTTCTTTATCACTTCTGATGTCGTTTCCAATTCACTAGCAATTGCCTTTTCAAAACGTTGTTGTTGTAAATCAAGTTTAACCTCTTCATCAGACATACCTAAAATTGTTTTCTTAGCCCATGTGTGTGATACTGCAGATATACCATTTCCTGGGTCACTTACCGCATCTTTATAAAGTAATATCTTTTCTTTCCAAGCCTCAACCTTAAGTAAGTCAGACTGTGTCGAAGGATTTGTTAAACCTAATGTAAAGTTATTAAGTTCATCCTCCATCCCTAACATATATAAATGGATTACGGCAATTTTATTTAACTCTTGAATCATTGCCTTTTGAATACGATTAATAGTTCTTGCGAAACGTATATCTTGTAATGATAAGTTTTTACCGTCAGCGACCACATCTTCAAACCCTAAAAACGCTTTAGGTATACGAAGTGCCGCTAATAATTTCTTTTGTATGTATTCGATATCAGCAATCTCAGAAAGGTTTTGTGCTCCTGGTAGCGTATCGATTGGGTTAGGTGCGTTAGGGTCACGTACAGGGATAAAGTAATCTTGGTCAACCGCCATTTGATTATACCTTTGGTCCACTTGCCCGTTTGCTGGGTCCACCACATTATCTCTTTTAAACTTGTTCGCAATTCGTTGTACATATTGGTCAACATCTTTATCGTCCATATTACCCACAAATACTTTGAATACCCTTCTTTCAGGTGCTCTTGAAGTTCTATAGATTAACATCGCATCCTCAGCCAAAACTAATTGTTTCCAAATACGTCTTGCTTTTTCTAACATAGAAGTACCATAAGGTAATTTTCTATCGTCACCCAATAATCTAAAGTGTGCTATTTCCCACACATTAAACTCCATATCTTTTTCTTTCCAAACATATTTGGTTTCTCTTGATTCTGAAGAATTACTTTGATTACCACTTGACCCGTGAACATTCATTCCTTTCTCTATTCTTTCAACTTCCATATTCGGTAATTGGTTACAACCAATAATACCTTTCTTTGGGTCTAATTTAAGATAAAGAAAATTATCACCATACTTACATGTGTTTCTAGTCCACATAGGTAAGTTAGTGTCAATGTCTAATATGTTATTAAATAAATCACCTAATATTGATTTAATTCTTTTACTCTCTGAATAAACATTTAAGATATACCCTTGTTCTGACAGTGTCGTTGCTTCTTCAGCATATATATCTAAAGCCGCTGATATCTCAGGAGTAAACTCCATAGACTCATAATCGTAATACGCAGCCATCCTATTTGGTTCATGAAAAACCGCCTGTTGATATAACTGACTATCGATTTTAGTCCATTGGTTATTTAAGAACAACGCTTGTTGTGCTTGTAGTTTTTCCTGCTCATACTCCGCACTATCCGTAGTCCTTAACAATTCTTTCTTATCAAAATTGTATGTAGGTGCTGGGTCACTAACAGGACTTGCTCCTGTAGTTCCTCCAAATAGTTTACCTAATCTTTGATAAATTGTATAATTTTGCTCTGCCATGTTAACATATAAATATTCAAAATAATATTAGTTGAAATATTATTCTAAGTCAATATTAATTATTCCTTCTTTTACCACCCATTAACCATGAAAAATCCGAATAGTCTTGTCTACCAGCGACACGGTTTGGGTTTGATGGGTTATTTGGTGCAATACCTCTAAACGGGTCCAGTGACCCTAATTGTCTTCTATTACTGTTCTGTTGTGGTTGAGGTGTGTTCGGTCTTTCAGCGACTGTCCACCCTTCTAATAAAGCCTTTGTCGATTCCTCAGATTTCTTTAATAAAGAAAATGAGAACTCGCCAACATATACACACATCGCCATCGCCATAATTAAATCATCATGATGACCTTTCATATGGTCTGCCTTACCATTAATATAGACAAAAGTATTCATCTCGTTAAGTAATCTTGTCGATTTAACAACAAAATTATGTCTCAACGATTCTTCAAATGCGGCAACAATTTGTGTTCGTTTACTATTAAATGATAAACCCGGCATTTTTTCGTGGGCTTTAGGATTCCAAGACCATTTATCAAACGCGTTGATACCATCAACATATAAATCTTTATAACCTAATTCCTGTAATTTTCTAACAGTCGCAACCCCCATACCACCGGTAATATCCACAACGGTAAAGGCAGAATACATAGTTCCCCATTTGAAGCAAACATCTGCCAACTCATCTGGCGGTATCTTACCTAAGTACTCAGCGACCTGTTCTCTCGTATCAAAATCAACAATACAAATAGACGATGAATCTTCAGAATCTCCTCGAGATACGTCTACCCCCATAATATATCTATGGTCTTTTTTTGGTTCGTTCCAAACCCACATTTGGCCCGCCATATATTTTTCTTTAGGTTCTTCTATCATTCTTTCTTTAATCATTTCGATTGTGTCAGGAGGGATTACATTATCCCCTGAACCTAAAAAGTTATTCTCTAACTCCTGTGAAATTTTACGTCTATCATACTTTAACTTTTTAGACATTTGTTCAAACCAACTAGAATATGGTTTATAACCCTTCTTAATTAATTTAGGGAATTCGTCTTGATTATTTTCAATTAATACAACTTCATTGTCGTCATACTTATCTCTGTTTAAAATATAGTCAATAATATCTTTGGTTTTAATCCACTTTAAATCTTTAGTAAAACGAGGGTCTTTATACCACACCATTTCAGTAATCTTAAAATCATTTAATCCTTGTTGACTCTGAGCGTATATCTCATAGTAAATTTTATCAAACCCGTTAGGTGTTGATACCACAATTACTTTACCCCCCGTAGACAGAGACGCCATACACGCAGCCCAAAAATCGTTACCGGCATCAATATACGCCGCTTCATCAAAAACCAACACCGTTGGTGTGTACCCCCTTAGTGCATCCATAGAGGTTGCGACCGCCTTAACCTCACAACCATTATTCAAACGGAAGTGTGACTGAGAATCTTTATCTTTAGAAAACCCTACGTTAATCCATTCAGGCCATTGATTCAAAAACCCTCTAACCTTATTCGCCATTTCTTTGGCGGTATCAAGTTTGTTCGCAATAATTAGAACTTTCTCAGGTTGTTTAGGGGATGCGAATTGTAATTTTTTACTAACCCAAGCCGAGGTTGCCGTAGAAACACCCGCCTGTCTATACTTAAGTGCTAAGTTTTCATTATATGTGTCGTAATCCCTTATTAGTTGTTCTTGGTCAGGAAATAATTCAAAGGGGACGTATTTAGACTGCGTATTATCATACGTCTCTAAATAAGTCTTCAATGCGTAAGGAGTATCCTTTAAACATTTAGTATATTCTGTTATTAATTCCTGTTTAGTCATATACTATAAATATAAATCTAATTGTTTTATCATATCTCTACTAATACCAAAGAATTTTTTATACCCATCAAAATGTAAATACTCAGTAGTCATTCTAAACTCATGATTAGTGAATTGTGTCGCACAATGTGAAAGATTCCAAGTTTCAACAATTCTAGCGTCTAATGTCTTAGTCATTAACTCCTTATATAAATTAACATGGTAATCTAAAACCTCCCTATCTTTAAACCATAACAATCCAGCATTTAACCACTCTCTAACCATTGGATATTCAGGGTACTTTTTTGAGAAATATGATAACCTCTCATAATACTTGTCATCCAATGTGGTGCTTTTCTCATACATAAACCTAACATCGTCTTTAATATTAAACTTAGTCGATATAAAAATATCAGGGTCGACCCAAATAAAATCACAATCTTTTTGGTCCTCTAAAACCTCTAACTTCGCACCACAAAAAAATTCAGGTGTCGTTTTTAATTCGTGTAATGTTATAGGTAAATCGTTATAATGTTTTTCACTCTCCTTATCACAATACAAATGAATATCAGAATAAAATTTTAATGCAGATTTAATAGACACCCTAGTCATTGTGATTATCTCTTCTTTTAGGTCTCTATTAAAAAAGTTTTCAAAACCCTTTCTAAGTGAAGGGTCTAAATGTTGTGCGAATAATAATCTCATAGTGTGCGAATAATAATTTTATCTAAAAAAAATGGGGACATAAAGCCCCCATAGTATTTAATATGATTGTTTGTGTTTAGTTCAATCCGATACCAAAGTCACTCAAAAAGTCACCTAAATCATCATCACTAAAACCATCATTAATATCTTCCATAGAGTTACGGAACTCTTCCATTGCTTCCTCAGACTCCTCACCTTTCATTCTTTCAATAATACCATCAACTAATTGTTGTAAAACTAACTTACCTCTATCAGTACCACTCATTACCTCATTAGATAATGATAGTAATGTTTTGGCGTCCATCACAACAAACTCAGCATAAAGGGCGTTTTGTAGGAATTTCTTGTCGTCATCCATTAAAACTTCTTGTGGATATGACGCTCTGAATCTATCCCAAATAGCCGGACCTAATCTTAAATCCCATATCTCCTTATCTAACGTATCTTCTAATTCAACTACTTTATCTGCTTGGTCAGGTGATAAATCATCCATAGAATATGCTCCTAAGTATTCTTTAATACCTTTAATCAGTTCGTGTAATAAAATTGGAAACGAAATTGCCGTAGCTTTAATCGTTGGTGGGTCAGTTTCCATATCCACTTCTTCTCTACCACCAACAGGTGCATCACCACCACCAGGAGAACCTCCCGGTAACATAGTCGATGCTGGTACTTGCCAATATAACATATCGTTAGCAGTCATCATAATACCGTATTGATTGAATAAGTTATCAGAACCTGTTAGTTCTCTTAACTCTCTTTGTACCAATGCGTACATGTAATGACCTCTTTTAGATGAACCTTGCATGATTGCGTTTATAAAACGTCTTTTAG